GCTCATGGTATTGTCAATGTGGCTTTGTGCGGCTTCAGCATCCAGCTCTGGCCGTTGTGATTGTATTTCCTGCATGACCTTGGCCATGTCTATGCTTTGTTTTCTGCGACTTTGACGTAGCACTGTGAGACCTGAATCTTCTGCCTGTGCTTCAAAGGCTTTTAATTGATCCAAGGTGCCACTTGTTTCTACATAACGACTGATCTGTTCGCGTTTGGGCAAGATCATCAGCATGCCATTCTTGTGCAGGCAAGCATCCATGACCCAACGCTGTAGGATAAAATGTGGATCGTTCTGTTGGTTCAACACATTTGATACCATGTCAGTGGCTTGTCTAGCGGCCTTGGCATCGTCTTCTGTTTCTGGAATAAACTCACAGTTGATTTCACCATCTGGTGCTAGGCCTTTTACAATGACTGAACTTACATAGTCCACAGCTGGTTTGACCACAGGGTGGATATAATCTATACCATTTACTGGTGCGGTTGATTCTGTTACAGCCAAGCACAGGTAATGATAATCACTGGCTCTGTTTACTGCATTTTTTGTTCCAAGATAACGTAGGTAACTGGCACATTTGGTATCCAGTTGACTTTTCAATTTAACAAAACGGCTCATTTGAGCACTTGTTGTGTTTAATTGACTAATAACTTTGTTTCTAATATCTAACATTATAGGGGATCCTCAGATATAGTATTTAGCCACGACCATAATCTACGACGGATCATATGTGCGTTTCCATTCTGTTTGTGGTGCTTGTTTGGCCACATAGCGATCACGCTGTGCCATCATGCGTTGTTGTGGTGTGCGGTTGTCCCAGGGCTCTGCGATGTCGTTAAGGCAACCTAGCAAGGCATAACGGGCAGAATCTATACAATCATCTGGATCACTAAAACGCCCTTGTGGATCCACATAGTAGTTCTGTGCTTCACGCAAGAAGTCCACACAGTTTTCGTTCACCATAAAGGTGCCTGCTTCCAGCATTTGACGCATCATGTTGATGCCAAATGCTTTATGGTTGGTTGTTCTGCCTTGACTGTCTGGTGGATTCATTATGGGCCGTTCCCATACGTTTAGTTCATACTGTTCAAACAGTTCTCTAATACTAAGAGCACTCATGGTATAACGGCCTGCTGTGCCCGCATCTGGTGGTAGCACTATGGGTGTACCAAACACTTCTGGTCGCATCAGGTGACTGATATAGTTTGCAGGATTGGCTTCTTCAATGCCCGTCACACAGATCTGGCGATGTAACCAAGCTGTGCGTTCATGCGGATTCCAATACATTAACGAAATAACTGTTTTGTCATTGACCAGGCCCAAGTCCAGGGCAATGATCCTGTGTATGTTACGCATTTCACGGAAATCGTAGTCGCCAGTCTTGTAGGTAGGCCAAGAGCGTATTTGAAACACAGCACCTTGACCCATGACGGGCTTGCCAGCGATGCGGGCCTCGCGTTCGTGCGGCAAGTAATCTCGCTCTAGTTGTAGGCGAGTGCTTTTGAGCAGGAACGGTTCGCCCCATGGGTCGTATTCTGGAACATCGTCCCAAGCGACACGAATGAAATCGTAGCCCTCTTCTTTGTTCCAGAATTTGCTTACCAAGCCGTTGAGTCCTTTTAAGGGTGTAAATGAACATAGGATCTTTCCTTGTGTGGTTGCGGTTCTGGTCACTATCTCTGAAAAGAAGTCATCAGGTGGTTGTTCATCAAACACTGCCAGGTTCAGTTTGAAACCCTGCATCTGTCTAACTTCCTGAGTATAGTTGGCAAACAACAAGTAGCTCTTGCCACCTGATGTATGGCGTATCTCTACACCCATACAGTTGGCACCATCTGACCGCATGGTTTCTGTTATGATACAGGCTTTGGGTATGGCACCTGTACCAATGGCATCACGTATCTTGACATCCTGTGTGCCTAGCAGTTCATTTTGTAGCACCATTGCGACCTGGCTCCAACCTTCGCCAGCCACCATGGCTGTAATGGGCTTATCAAACCTATAACCACTCCACCAATCAGGATACTGACCAGTAAGATGGCAAGCTGTTTCATAGCACGTGGATACCGTTTTGCCAATACGGTTTGCCGCAAGTATTCCTCTACGATCACTAAGATGCGTTTCAAAAAATTTCCTTTGATGTTCAAATGGTCTAAAGTATTTAAGCTGGTTGTACTGCATGTCATCTGACACAGCTATGACCATCGCCTGGAATGCCAGGGCCGCATCATGTGGCAACTGGCCCACTGTGTCAGCGGCCAAGCCATTCTCATCCAGACAGAACTGCATAGCACGTCGCATCAACACGCCTGTGTCCAGCATGTTATGCCTTTAGATCAACATGTATATCGTATATGCGATTAAGGGCTGTGGCCAGGCTTTCAATTTCGCTGGGCATCATTTCTACAGCGTTGTCCTTGCGTAGACCCAACTGCAAGCGTTCAGCGATCAGCCGCATGATATGTTCACACTGTCCAGGAAACTTGATGGCAAATGCTTCTCTGTGTGCGGCCATGACCTTTTGAGCAATCTTGGTGTCTTCAGCCTGTTGTTGAGCAGCCAGTTGCCTGGCCTGCCCTATTTCCGCATCACGTGGTTCATTGGTGATCATTGTGCTTCTACGTCCCAAGGATTGACCAAGCCACTTTCCAAGCTGGCCACAAAGTCACGGTCAACCCAGGCTTCCCAGAAATTGGTGTTGTTGATCTTCATGCGTTGCATCAGGGCTTTGAGATTACGGCCCATGGGTGTGAGTGTGCCATCCTTACGCACTACCACTTGTTCGCCTGTGCGAGGATCAATCACACGTATGATTTCTGGGCGTAAACGACCAAACTTGTCAATCTTTTCACCGTGTGGTTGGAAGTCTATTGTGCCTAGCACTTCATAGCTGATCATGCCATTGCGATACTTCTTGAACAGCACATCAACCATGCGACCTTGACTGCGTAGATCTGTGTTGGGGTGTGGCATGGTTCTTGAAACAAAGTTGTTTTGTATTGTTGATGGATCTGGCAGGCTTGGATCACGCTCTGGACAAGGACCAATGTCTTCTTGTGGAATCATGTCTGCCTTGTCAATGTAGGGATTTTCACCACCAATAAACACAGGGTCCACTTGCTTGCCGTTTAGGGCATCCATGGCGACCTGGTACTTTAATTTGTTGGCACGGCCTTTGAGATTCAACACAAAGCCTGTTTGGTCATACACAAAACGCTCTAGGTCTTTGGCAGTGGGAAAGTCTGTCATCAAGCCTTCCATGTCAAATTCTACTGCCACGCTTTGGCTTGTATCATCTGCCAGGATGGCATGCTTGATCTGTCGTTGTTTGGCTGTGGTGGCTGGTTTGGCAGCGTCTGGTACTACAGGTGTGTCTGCCCAGGGATTTGGTAGGGCGGCTTCTGATTCACGTGGGGATGGGTCTGTCTTTTTCATTTCTTTTCCTTAGACTATTCTATACTACAAACTCCTCGCGGAGCAACTTCTATACTGCTATTTAGTTTGGTCGTTGACCGTTACAGAAACATCAGGCCATATTTGAGATAATCGCCAGGACGTCCTTGACCACCTGCAATACGGCCCACACCTGCAAATGGATTGAATGCCTGTGCCAAACCACCTAGACTAAAGCCTTGATTCTGTGCCGCTGCCATGGCATTACTGCGGTCTTGATAATACTTAGCTTCTGCTTGACGGCGTGCATCCATATACTGGGCACGACGCACACCAGAACCTTGAGCCAACTGGGCCTGTGCCGCTTGAGTGTTGGTTTTACCTGTGGGCATATAGGCACCAGGATATTGTTGAGCCAGCTGATTCCTATAGGCATTTAGTTGTGCCTGTCCCTGCGGTGATCCTGTGTGAAGTTCTAGTGTGTTGATCTTGTCTGCAATGGTAGGATCATTGGCCAACTGTTGTGCCACAGTGGCTTCTTGATAGCCTGGCTGTGCCCTTTTGAGTGCATCTGCATGGTCTTTCAATATGCTTTGATACATCTGGGCCTGTGCGGCTTCACTGGCACGACCAGGTGCATAAGCATCTGTTGCCGCAACAGGTGTGGCACCCAAACTGCTACCCAGGATACCGTTACCCTTGGCTGCTGTGAGTGCATCCGCATGTTGCTGTGCCAATTGTGCCAACAGGTCCTGTGTGGGTGGTTGACCATACGGCGTCAACTGTGGAGCCACTGGTTGTAGGCGTTGTGCAATTTGAGCTGAGATGTCTTGCATAGGATTTGATCCTGGTGCTACAGGTGCAATGGGTGTCATAGGAAGCCCATGGCCAGCTTCATGGCTGGCATCAGATACTGGTCAAACTGTCCTGCACCACTACGTTGGGCCGCATTTCGCATGGCCTGCAATTTGAGATACTGTTGCTGACGTGCTGTGGTATCTTCCACACGCTGAGCACCTGCTTGACTCTTGTTCACATAACTCTGTGCCAGGTCAGGGCGATTGACCATTTGTTTGACTTGATCTGTTGTGGGTCTATAGGCCTGTTTGTAGGCCTGTCCCCATGGTGTTAATGCGTTGCCATGATACACAGTGGGGCCAACCTGGTTCAGATGGCCAATTGATTGTTCTACTGCACCAGGCTTGTATGTGTTGGTTCTTGGATCCCAGGTGCCGCCACCTGTGTAGGGCTGACCTTTGGCCAGCATGTTTCGCATGACCTGTGCTTTGAGTGCCGCTTGACTTTCAGGACTCAATGCACCTGTGGCAGTATAGCCAGTGGCCATGTTGTTTTGAGCTTGACGCAGGGCTGTTTGCGGTGTTATGTTCATAGCGGCTTGTTCTTGTCCTGGATATTTGGTCAAGAACACAGCCCGTTGTTGTGCAACCAATTGATCCAGTTGACCAGGTGTCATGCTGGCCTGTTGACTCAAGGCCGCTCCAGGATTTACTGTAGGAGCTACAGGACCAGACTGCGGAGTTGGTGTGCTCAGGACACTTCCACCATAGGCGTTTGCTCCACCTTGTGCGGCGTTGATGGCCGCTTGGCGTTCAGCCAAGGTAGGTGTATAAAAGCCTGGAGCTGTGGGCACCACTGGCTGTAAGCGTTGGGCAATCTGAGACAAGAGATCCTGTGTAGGGTCCATGCTGACGTCAGCCATGTGATTACTTGGTTATCTTGCGTGGTGCAGGTTTACGAACATTGTATTCTGTTCCGCCTGCTGTGGGGTTACGCTTGGGACCTGTATCTGCATGCAGGCCTTCTACAGCAGGATCAATGTAGGGTTTCATGCCCTTGCCACGTGCTGTGAGTGCGTTCATGATCACATCGCTTAGTTCAGTTCTGAATCCTGAAGTCTTGCTCTTGATGAAGTCAGCACGTTTGGTACCATTGTCACCGCCGTTGCCCACTGTGGGACCACGCTTCTGGTTGATGGGTTTGTCTTGCATGTTTTTGGTTGTTTTCATTTTTTGTTAAATCCTCTCAGGGTTTGTGCCAGTCTTGCTCTACGACCTTCTACACCTTTTTTCTTGGCGGCTGCGGCCAATTTGGCGGCAGGAATCTTGGCACCCTTCTTTACACCCAGTTCACGCTTGAGTGCTCCAGGTTTCTTGATAGCGGCAGCGATCCAGTTCTTTTTTGCAGTTGCCATATTAACTGACCACCGCCACTGGCGTGATATACACACTGACGTTACTGGCAGAAGCGGCTGCCATGTAAACAGTGATGGGTGCTGAAGCCTGTGGTGGCACCAACTGCACAAACTCTGTTGCACCGTGTTGGATGCAGATACCAGAACCTGTTGAAGTGGCATTGGCTATTGTGGCTGTTGTGGTGTTGCTGGTACCGTAGTTAAAAAAGATATCCACGTTTGAATTGCTGGGGTTATCAATCTTTACTGTGTTGACACCTGTCACGTTGGCTGTGCCTGGAGTTACACCACTCAATAGATATTTTGTTGGGCCTACGATTTGATAGACTAGATTGCTCATTTGGCAGGTCCTTGGCTATTGCCTTTGGTTGGTCCACGGCCCACGTTCATGGCATCCGTATTGCCTTTGTAGTTCTGTCCCGCACTGGGTTCAAAGCTACGTGTGCCACCAGGTGTGCGAACTTGCGAACCAAAGTTCAAACGATCATTGGCACCCATTGCGGCCTTGTAGTTTGGTACACCTTTGGTAGTAGGTGGAGTTGCAGGTCCTTCTACGCCACAGCCCATGTTGCCTACAGTAGGCCCACGTCCCATGTTGAATGTCTTGTTGGGATCAGTCTTGCCTGCTTGCTGATTGCCTGCATAACCTTGAGCACGGGCAGGTTGACTGGAACCGTTACGCATGCCATCTGAAGCAAGATCACGGTCGCCCCGTTGATCAGGGTTGGTGGCACTGCGAGTAACAGTTTTCATATTTTCTGGTTTGGTTGATTTCATTATTTCATTTCCTTAGGGCTGGTGCTACGACTTGCTACTACAGTTGCGTGGAAGGGTTGTCTCGCACCTGAGCTAACTGAGTTGGATTCATATGCAGAACCCATTTCCTCAATATGACGTGAATGTGTTTGTGGCTTGGCAGACATGCGTTTGGCACGACCTGCCACATCATAGGCAATGGCCACTGCTTGTTTTACAGGCTTGCCTGCAGCCATTTCAGTTGAAATGTTCTTCTGGAAGGCCTTAGGGCTGGTTGATTTGATTAGGGGCATGTTATTTTTTCTTTGCTGTTTTAGCACTGCGTTTGAAAGCGGCTGCGGTAGGAGCACCCTTGCTTCCAGGCTTTCTCATGCGTTCACCAGAACCTGATTTGATCCGTTCTTGTTTGGCATGTATGTTGGCATAGAGTCCAACTGGTTTCTTTGTGGCTGTCTTTTTCATATTAACATTTCCATCTTGCTCTGGCGGCCTTGCCACGTTCACCTGTCCAGCCTGCACTACGGGCACAAAAGCTGGCATGTCTAGGTCCTGTGGCAGTGGGTGCTTTGAGCTTGCTACCAGTGGCCTTGTTGTATTTGGCACGACCTTTGGCAGTGAGTCCTGCACCCTTGCTGACTGGCAATTTCTCACCGCGTTTGACACTGAGCTTGACAGGCTTCTTCATACTATTATTTAGTTTCCGTATGTAAAGCCTGGAGCTTGTCCAGAGCATCTTTGAAGGCCAGGGCCTTGGCTGTGACTGTATCTTCGCTTTCTGTCACTTCCACATTGGTCAGCGTAGCGGCAACTTTGTTCAGGATCAGGTGATGATACTTCTGTGTCAGGTTCTTGTCATGTGTTCTGGCAGCGGCAAAGTCCTGTGCTAGAATCTCTAGATAGGTTTGGCCGTTGGTGTCTTCAATGGCACCCAGCAAGCCAGCAATGGTCACACGGTCAGTGGTACCCTTGGGACGTCCTGCGTTGGCTCTGGCCCCGCCACGGCCTGGACCAGACTTGACTTCTGAATTTTTTGATTCTTTCATACAGATATTTAGCTGGACACGGGCGGAACAGGCTATATGCCCAAGAAAAAGCCCCATTCAGACTGGGGCCAAAACACAAGGACCTTAGGGAGAAACCTTAGGTTTTAGTTTTCTTTACTATCTTTAGAGTGATCGTGTAGTTCTTAAACAAGTCATCGTAGTCAAACATGTCTGCATCCAACTTGTATTGGCGGGCAATAGTTTCAACAAACTCTTCCAAATGGTGTTGTTTGCGTTGTAATGATTCGTATTTGCGACGTGCCGCATTGGCTTCTTTTTTACGGCTGTCCCACCAATCGTTTTTGGTTATTGTGTTGCGTAGATCTTGCATTTTGATGTCTTGGGCCAGGTGCTCCAATTCGTAATCAATCATGATAGCACCGCGTAACACATCAAAAGTATCTTGAGCTTCTGGATTCATAGTCATATCTCCCTTTTAAGTTAAACTATGCTTATAGTATAACAGTTCGTGGCGATCAAGTCAAGGCCTTTTGGGCGAACTACAGCACTTTTACCACTGTGAAATCAGTTGTTTTGAATTGAGCGTTCAGCTTGCGGCACAGGTTTAGAGCATGGCCTTCATGTGCAAATCCGTTACGGGTGTATTTCTTGTTGTCGCTGTAGTAACAGTTACGCACTATGTTGATGGCCTTGCCTTGATATACCACTACCCAGTAACCATCGCCTGCTTGTATGATCATTTCAAAATCAGTCTTGCCTATGCGTTGCTGTGTGAGTATGGTGGGTTTGGGTCTGCTCATTATATGGGTATTTAACCCATTTGGTTAAATATGGGTCTAATGCAGATACAAGTGCTACACTACAAATGGAATAGGGTTTTCAAACGCTGGGATCGCATGCGTGTTAGCCATTATGCCTGGCGACCCGCTGTTGTTCTAGCCTATGATCGCGAGCCATTTCTCGTGCAAAAGCGTCAGCAATTACATGTTCTGCCGCCTGAGCACCTAGCCGTTCATACAGACTCCGCATGTGCATCTGTAGTTTGAGCTGTTCAAAGTTCACAGTGTGGCCTCTTAATTGTTTAACAGTCTATAGTATAGCAAAATGGGCCATTTGTGTCAAACCCTGGTGTTGTCTAAACGCAACACCTTAAATACTCACATGATTGTTGTCAATTTACAACACTGTGGCCTAGTGCCGCACAAGTTCTGCTCCAAGGAAGAATTGGCCGTGGTCCTGGGTGTGGCTGAGGAAATCCTAGCAGACGAACCAGACCCAGAAACCATGGATCAGATCTTAACAGAATGGGAAACTGCCCTGCTTTGGGACAGCATGACTACAAAACCAGTTACCGCAGAATGGTACTATCGTGCCCTGTTGCTGACCTGTGTGCAGGGTCTACAGGGCAAAATCACGCCACAATTTTACTTTCTTGGCGACGACAGCTAAATATTTTTGTAGGAGCGATGGCTCGTTGTTGCCTAATACAGTGGCAACTCCTATCAAACGTGGTCATAGCGTTTATCCTTTTTATATCCTGAGCTCCTACACCTTGTGAAAAAAGTATAGTCTCCAACTGTCTATTTTCAAAACCAAACCCCCAAGTTATTAAGCCATCTTGGGGGTTTTTCTTTGAGTATTTTTGTGTTATACTAAATACTTGTACCAATGGAGACTGGTAGTAGTAAACTTTTTTGCACATATGAAAATAGACTTATACAACAATCACTCACAATATATCACAGAAAAACACCAAGACTGGAACATAGGTCGTTGGCTCAAAACGCACGGCGTTACAGTTGCGGATTTGGATAGTCACAAGCAAATAAACGATGTGGTATTATTAATTAACATTAGACAGGAATTCTGGTCTGGCATGAACTACAGCGAACAAGCTGTATGGGGTGCCTACTGGGATATTGTTTATAACAAAAGCAAACCATTAAACTCAAAAGCATTAAAGAAATTTGAACGCACTATAGAACAAGTAAAACAACGACGACTCAAAATCAACATTCTAAGACAAATAGGCTCTGCCAAACAAAACAATGATCAAGATAATAAGGCTAAAGGATCATGCCTGCCCACAGTAACTAACGCGAAAAGGGATCAACAGGAGTGCCGTGAAGTGCCACAACAAGTCTGGACAGCAGACGAATTGTGGTGGTGAGTAGACTATAGTCAAAGGTCTCACCAGTAATACTTCGCGTTAGTAACCTTACCGCAAGGTCGCCTGGAATACAGGACGCTTCATGCAGGAGGTTGGAACAAAGGAACCAAATGTATTTTATATACATTTAGCCATTCCTTTGACTCCAACTTCATGTAGAAAGAAAAACAAAACAACGAGTGACAACGAGTTGTTAGATCTCGTTAGAGATCTTTTATAATCACAAAGGAAAACTAATGCAAATAACCCTCAAACAACCTAGAGTTTATGTCTACAAGTATCTACACTGTAGTCTCAAGCTACGCTGGTTATTGGCACAAATCAAAAAGAACAACAAA